CCTGCTACATTACCTACAATGAGAGATCAAACTAGAAGTGCATTTGGTATATCTGACCAGCAGCAGTCTTTTGCCGAATCAAGAGCACAAGAAGAAGCTAGAGAAGCTGAAATTGAGGCGGGAACATATAGAGGTTTCGGCGGAGAAGCATTAGGTAGATCACAAGAAGAAAGAGATGAAGCTGAAGCTGACATTGCAGGTCGTATTGAAAGTGGTAGGTTTGGACCTAGTGTAGAAGATATAAGAGATGCTGCACGTTCGCAGCCAGAGCCGCAGCAGGATGACGATGATGATGGTGGATATGATCCTGGCAGTGATGCTGGACTAAGTGATCCAACCACGGACAATCAAGGAAGTTTAGCTGGCGATGCAGAAGGTGATTATGGAGATTTCGGCGGTGATAGTGGAGGTGATAGTGGAGGTGATGATGGCGGTGGTTGCGTAGTTGCAACACACGCCGTAGAAACAGGTGCGTTTACCAAGTCTGATAAGGCACGTGCTATTGTTTGGTGCCGAAAAAACATGCACGGCTCTTGGCACGGTGAGGCATTCCGCCGTGGCTATAGACGCTACGGCTCTTTACTCATTCGTACAGGCAGAGCAAAAAAATCTCAAATATTATTTCAAAAATTTATGGATGCCGCAACTGGAAAAGATAAATCTTTAAGTGCTTTATCTCTCTACTATTACTACCGTGCAAAATTTCTTATCACTGGTCTATTTATAAAGGAGTAATATATTGGAAGATTTTATTAAGGAAATAAAACAACGGTATGCTTCATTGTCAGATGAAGAGAAGGATTCTGTCAGATCTTTAGCTGGAACTATGGAAGGCAGAGTAATTGCTAAAGTACTTGGCACAAGAATAATGTCACAGATTAATTTTAGAAAACCAACAAAATCTGTAAAGAAGCGTGGGTTAGCGACACGATAAACCGCTAATTAACTGGCCACCCTATATGGCCCCAGTACATAGGAGTACACATGTCTGAAGAACAAAAAGAAATGGTTGTTGAACCAGCAAAGAAAGTAGCATTTGCAAATCGTAAATACACAAACGAAGAGCGAATCAAAAAAGAAGAAGAAGAGCTTGCAAAGCTAATGGAAGAGCAGAAAGGTCTGCCTCAAGAAGAAGAAGAACAACAAGAGGCTGAACCAGAAGCTCCAGAGGAAAAGACATTCAAGAAGCGTTATGGCGACCTTCGCCGTCACATGCAGGAAAAAGAAAATGAATTTCAAGATCGCATTAAGGCACTTGAAGATCAGCTTGCTAAAGCTACAAATAAAGAGATTAAATTGCCTAAGTCAGATGAAGACTTGGAAACGTGGGCAAATAAATATCCTGATGTAGCTGCTATTGTAGAAACAATTGCAATTAAAAAAGCAAAAGAACAATCNTCACAGCTTGAAGAGCGCATGAAAGCTGTAGATGAAATGCAGTACAATGCAAAGAAAGAAAAAGCTGAAGCAGAGCTTATGCGTTTACATCCTGACTTTGGTGATATTCGTGACAGTGATGAATTTCATGAGTGGGCAGAAGAACAACCTAAGTGGATTCAGGATGCTCTTTATGAAAATGATAATGATGCACGTAGTGCCGCACGAGCTATTGATCTTTACAAAGCAGATCGTGGAATTAGTACTAAAANGAAATCTTCCAGCAAAGATGCTGCAAGTAACGTAGATGTACGCAGTAAAAACCGTCCACAAAGTGATGAGTCAAATGCACTCTTTAAAGAGTCTGAAGTTACAAAAAATGTCTGCTGTTGAATATGAAAAGAATGCCGACTCAATCATGGAAGCTATTCGCAGTGGTAAATTTGTTTACGATATTTCGGGTTCTGCCCGATAAAAGGGTTGACATTTAGTTAAATATAAGTATAACTAATGTCACAGGTGAGAAGTATGGCCTACTCAATGTACACCCATACTTTTCATTTTCTACGCAAACAGCAAGTCTAACGGAACTACCTGACGACACAGGCCCTTATGATCTAAGTATCATAACTGATCATTATGATCTAGATAACATAAGCACCCTTTGAAATCAGCCTCTTTAAGTATTTGTCGAGTTTGCATCTGTTAATCTTTAAAGCTAGATAGGAGTATTGAAATGGCTTTTTCAACTGCTCCGGGCTATAACAACCTACCTAACGGTAATTTCAGCCCGGTAATTTACTCCAAACAGGTGCAGCTTGCTTTCCGCAAGTCATCTGTTGTGGAGGACATCACTAACTCTGATTACTTTGGTGAGATCGCTAACATGGGCGACTCTGTTAAGATCATCAAAGAGCCAGAGATCACTGTTAAGGCTTATGATCGTGGTACAACCATCACGCCACAAGACCTTGACGATGAAGACTTTTCTTTGACCGTTGACAAAGCAAACTACTTTGCTTTCAAAGTCGATGACATCGAAGAGGCTCATTCTCACGTAAACTTCCAGTCTCTTGCTTCTGACCGTGCGGCTTATCGCCTTGCTGATCAGTTTGACCAAGATGTACTGGGCTACCTCGCAGGCTTTAAGCAGTCTGCAATTCATGGTAATGCTGACACTGTAAACGATGTAGTCAACGGCACAAAAGCTATTGGTTCTGCATCTGATGGTGCCAACCTCGTTGGTGCTGAACTTCTTGCCAGCATGTCTATTGATGCCTCTGACTTCACTGATGGTGCTGGTTCTGCTGGTACTGCCAATCAGTCAATTGGTATTCGCCCACGCGCCCCCGGCGCAACCGACCTGACTCCAGCAGCAGGTTCAACTTTCCCTCTTACGATTCTTTCTCGTATGTCTCGTCTGCTCGACCAGCAGAATGTAGACAGCCAAGGTCGTTGGTTGGTTGTTGACCCTGTATTCAAAGAAGTATTGATGGACGAAGATTCTCGTTTGTTCAATGCTGACTTTGGTGGTTCTGGTCTTCAGAATGGTCTAGTAATCAACAACCTGCACGGCTTCCGTGTTTACGTGTCCAACAACCTGCCTTCTTTGGGTACTGGTGCTGGCACTGTTGGTGGCTCTAACGCAACCAACTTTGGTGTGATTGTTGCTGGTCATGACTCTTCAGTTGCTACTGCAGAGCAGATCAACAAGACCGAAACTTATCGTGACCCTGACAGCTTTGCTGACATCGTTCGCGGTATGCACCTCTATGGCCGTAAGATTCTTCGTCCAGAAGCAATCGTTACTGCCGCTTACAACTTAGATTGATAGGGAGTACTGAACAATGGCTACAGTATCTACTGCNGTTTCTACTGCTCGTGGTAACTCACAGCGTGGACGTAATCCNTATTTTGTAGAAAACACCATCGACTTTGCGAATCACACAGTTGATCCGTCTGCTGCCGATGTTGTGCAAGCGATTGCTATCCCTGCTGGGTCAATCCTTGTTTCTGCAGGTTTTGAAGTTGTAACCGCCCTTACCATTGCAAACACAGGTTCTAATGAAACTGTCGATCTTGGTACGGACATTGACGATGACAAGTATGTTGCTGCATTTGACATTGATGCTGCAACTGCTGGTGCTTATGGTACTTCTGTAACTGGCGGCATGAACCCTGAAGTTCACGGTTCTGCTAACACTCTTGATCTGACCTTTGCTGGTACTGGTGACGGTATCTCTGCTGGTAAGATTCGTGTGTTTGCCGTTCTTATGGACGTAACCGAAATGGGCGACATGGCTGCTGACGAAGTAGACCGCGACACCCTTGCATAAATAGTTTGGTAGGGGGCCTTGTGCCCCCTTCCTCTCTTTTGTAATAAATTTTTAATAGAGGATACATACATTATGGCCATCACCACTGCGATGTGCAACTCATTCAAAACTGAACTGCTTGGCGGTGTGCATGATCTGGACACTGATGTACTCAAGCTTGCTTTGATTAAAGACTCTCCGACAGGCACCTATAACGCATCAACTACTAACTATTCTGATGTAACTGGTAATAGTGACGAGGCTTCTGGAACAAACTATAGTGCTGGCGGTAACACACTTGACGGTGCTTCTATTTCATTAGATGGATCTACAGCTATTGTTGACTTTACCGACGAAGTTTTTCCTGATGTTACAGTTGCTGTAGATGGTTGTATTATTTATAATTCATCACAAGGAGATAAAGCTATTGCTGTAATTGACTTTGGTGGTACTGTAAGTGCTACCGCTGGTGACTTGACTATTGAATTTCCTACCGCTGACGCATCGAACGCAATCATTCGTGTTGCATAAGCTAGGAGGATAATATGTCCTTCTACGATTCCAGTGATGCCCTTTATGGAGTTGGTGAATACGGCGTAGCGCGTTACG